CGTTCGGCATTAGATCGGTAGCCCACATACTATAAAAGTTGTCGTAGTCTTGACATTTTTCTAGATGTGAAAAGCCGTCATTTATCGGAATATACTTTTCTGGTTCGTATTTGTATTCCCAATATTTGTCGGACCAACTATTTGCAAATCTAAAGTCTATGATTCTTCCAACTCTACCAAGATAATATGAAGCACCCGGATTATCGGTGCCTTTCTTGTTACCAAGATAATTCATTACATACGTTGACGATTGTCTTAGCGGTAGACGATGACTTCTTGGATGAGTTGTTGCTATCCAATGTTCAGATATGATTAGTGAGTCATCGAAGAATGTTGGATCAACGTTGTCTGTATCATCAAGCCAGTAAACTTCTTCATTTAGATATTGTGCGCCTTTTACAAAGGCCGCGTGTGTAAATGCATGGGTATGACCAGTTTCATATTTTGCACCCCACACAATGATTTTTTTATGCTTTCTCATCATAAATCCATATGTCATCATATTGAACTCTATCTACTTTTTTGTAGTTGAGTCCAGTTAGCAAGTTCGTTATTTCTTGTGTATCACCGTTTTCCAATATTATAACTGGATGATATTTTTGAATTGTATTTTTAGCACCGAGCAATGCGTTATATTCATAATTTTCTACATCTAATTGAATCAAACTACAATCATTTAACGATAAACTATCTATAGTAAATGTTGGAATGAATGCATCTTCATGTCCAACTTTTGCTTGTAAAGACATTGGACACCAACCTTCCATCTTCACTAATCCATTACATTCACCCAATGCTGCTTGTATTTTTACGACATTTTCAGTCGCAGCATTATTGACCATACAATGAAAACTTTCTGGATTTGGTTCAAATGCATAAACTCTTTTGAATATCTTAGAATAAAATCTAACATATAATCCAACATGACAACCAGCGGTTACAACTACATTTTTTTCATTTAGATATTCAAAATATTTTTCTTTTGTTGCTTTCCAACAATCCTTGAGATGTATCCATCTATGATCAGCATCATGATAATAGAACCAATTTGTTTCATCATCAACGTAATCTGTCAATATCTTGCAAGAATCTGTAAATCTTAACATTAAGTTTTCCAATATAGTTTATTGTACACAATAGCATCAAACCAATTCAAGAAATTATCATAGATCATGCACGAGGGGGGAAGACCGTGTTTTAATTTTGGTTGTGAAATCATGTTGTTATATAATGTATCGTCATTATCAATCTTTATTACATGATTGATGAACGATTCCATTGAATCAAAATTACCCGCATTGATAAAAGATGCTTCATTGAAATCTAAATCTACTGTAGACGAACCCCAGTAGATTGGAACTGAATTGACATAAAATCCGTCCATTATCTTTTCAGTTACATATCCCGGATGTGGACTATTTTCAAATGAAAGAACAAACTTGTAGTCCTTGATAAAATCAAGTTTTGCATCATAGTCTGGACTAATTACATGTCCAATATTATTAAATAATGGTCCAGCACTATCAACTTTCTTATATTTGCATAGTTCATGAAATACAGCATTTCGCACATTGTTGTTTGGATTGCGATGTATGAATACACAAAACTTTGTTTTTAGATGCTTGATGTTGTGTGCATTAAAAATATGCGTAAATTCAAATTTCTTATAGAAGAATGGAACCAAAGCCCAACCCGGAAGTCTATAATGCCATGGATTGGGATTATGATCAAAAGTCATGGCATAATGACAATCATAATTTTCTGGTCTACGATTTTCGCCAGTATGAAAAATCTTTATGCACTTATCTTTTGAGTATTGCAGATTTTTTGTTCCAAAGTTTTCATCACCGAAGAAAAGAAAATCTGGATTTTCATTATCTATCGTTAGGTCATATCTTTGAGATAGAATCGTCTCATAAAACTCAGATGTGCATACGTCAACAAATCCAAGTTTCAATGGTTTCTTTTGCATTACTTTATCCAGTACCAAACGTTTACATCAGTAAACTTCATTTCTTTTTCAATACCCTTTATTGATCTAAACTCTTTCAATGCTCTTTGAACGTCTGGAAGATTGATATCATGACCAGAAAAGATACCACCGACTCTCAACTTGTCATAATAATTATACAAGTCCTTGATAACACCTTCATATGAATGGTCTCCATCTATGAAGATGTAGTCAAATTGTTCATCTTTAAACTTGCTTACGCAATTGTCTGATGTTTCCTTGTACATCACGATCTTGTCCATGTATGGAGCAAAATTTTTCATCGTGATATCATACCACAGATCCATATCCTCTTGCGTTACTGGTCCGACCCAATCCATGTATGGTAGATATGGATCAATACAATGAATCTTGTCAATTCTATTTGTCTGTTCAAAGAAGTGAACAATGTTTTCTCCTTTACAAATACCAATTTCTAGACCAACAACGTTTCTTTCTAGACTTATAGATAGATTGTTGATTACACTAACAAGACCTTTTCCAGAAATAAAATCAAATGGCCATTTTCCTTGCTCTTTATATTCAGCAATCGTTAATGGTCTTTCAACCTTATTGAAGACATTTGTTGCGGTATTGATTCTAATTACATCTGACATGTCACGTTCCATATTTTGAATTGATTAGTGGAAGAAGATTTGGTACTCTATCATATTGATGAACAATGCAATACTTACGACCTTCATTATTAAAGACTTCACCCTTTTCTATGATAGGTTCGAAGTCTGTCAAGTATGGTCTATATTGATTTATCTTGCTTGGATCAGCAACTGTTCCAAGTTGTGCTGCCCATGCATCTTTGGCAGTAGTAAATCTTGTAATGCTCTCATATTGATTCATAGTCAACAATACATTATATGCTGCTTGATCTGGACCACCGCCACCAGGAATAGTATGAGGCATATTAGCACAGATCATGTAAATGTTCAAGAACAAATCCTTGATTGTAGACACTTTTCCTGCCATGACACCAGCATTATAAATGCCCCTATTCATCATGTACTCGTGAACAAATGGAAAACTCAATCTCATGTTATTGTTTCCCCAGACTTCATTCTTATATCTAATTCCTTCAGTTGAAGCAATTATTGTATTAAATTCTGAAGGCGAAAGACTATCTAGCCATTGTGTTGGATTTGTTTGAAAAATGACATCTCTAACATCAGTTGCTATAACATATCTCACTTGATCTTGAATATCATTCAATACACGCCAAGAGTGATAGAAACGATCAACAACAATATTGAAATTTTCACGATATGTAAATCGTCTATTCGCGTCATCACGATTGAAAGTGACTACAGTGAAGTCTCTTTTCGTTAGTTCATCTACAATGTCAAATCCAACGTTATATGCAATGACAACTTTGTGTCCAGTAAAGCCCGAACGCTCAATTGAATTTACCCAGTTTGCAATCTTGTCAAAAGTATAGTTTGTGATGCATCCTAGAATAAGATCCTTCATGTCACTTCACCGTAGCACAAATGATATCGTTTGCTTGATGTCCATCAAGATAATGAATCTTGTAATTTGGATTGATTGCAAATAGAAGATCCATGATCTGCTTCTCTTGCACATATCCCCATTCAGCAGAACCCAATAGACGCCGATCATCAATCATGATCGTGTGTGTATCTATTGAAGACTTTTCGCGAAACATTTCTGAGCCACGATCAGTAAAACGCAACTTCTTTTTTCCGTAGATGGCTTCGAGTTCTAGCACAAGTGGGCATGGCGCATAACGACCACCTTGAAGCGGCCCACTTGCATGGGCATCAAGCCAAAATGTTGCAGGCTCGATCAACTCATCAGCAATCTGCGGAATAATATCAACCGAATCTCCAAGCCATAACTTGACTTTAGGATTATCCTTGAAACGAGCAAAACATTTATCATACATACCTTGATCTACTTCAATAGTATGAACATATTCAAATCCTGCATTCAATGCGAGTTGAACAGTATCTCCAAGATATGTTCCAGTCTCTACAAATATCTTACCAGAACCATACTGCTGCATATATTCAATTTTTATGTTGCTCATTCTTTTCTCCAAGGATATTTTCCATAATATTTTTGCTCCATGACTCTATTGCCATGAAGAAAGAAGTCGGGCGATGCTGAATTTGGATTACCATCAAGTCTATAATTCAATGTGTATGCACCACTTGTTCCATATGGCGCATTTGATATCGTCTTGATCATGTTGAAGAAACGACGATCACCAGCATAACCAGAGTGCCAAAGAGATGCGACTTGAGTAATGAATTGACGACGAAATGCATATGCAGATGTGTCTACATGAAAATTATCAAGACCATTCCATACAGGCCATCTACCGAGATTCTCGCAATCATCACGACAAAGAAAATTATTGTCCTTGTCATAGATGTTGCGAAGACTATGTGCCCATGCAAGATTTTCTGATTGTATCGTGTTTATTAGTTTCTCAACATGATCTGATTCAAACCAATTGTCCTGATCAAGAAAGAGAACGATGTCTTCATTCACTAGATGCGAGAATCCTGCATATATGCGATGCCCATAGAATCCATCAGCACCTGTGTTGTGCTTTAGATACACAACATCTTTAGGCGGCATATATGGATCGGTGTTTACAAATAGATCATCAAACTTATGCTTGAACTTGTTACCATCAACAACGACGAGGTAACTCGTATCAGCATAAGTTTGATTTTCAACGCTCTTGATTGCTTCTAGGACTTTTTTGTCGCCTGTTGTTGGAATGATAACAACGGCTTTCATCAGAATGCGCTCATGGGAAATGGTGCAATCACACCCCAATGATTGTCCATGCGAATTGGATACTTACCAAACAATCTTGGCTGATGCAACTTACCATCACGATACAGTTCCAAAAGAACTCCATGACATGCATCATAATCCAAATCATTCCAAGAACGATAATCGCCCTTTGGTAGACTGTGATATCCGCGAGCAACTTCTGCTACATGCTGCTCATTTTCTATTGAGGTACGACCAATGATAACTTCTACTGCGTAGATATTGACACGCTTCTTTACTATGTCGCGTATACAACGAGAGACTGAGTATCCAATATATCTCATGATAAAATCTCCAAAACTCAAATGCAGTATATCAAATCACTTACGATAAATCAAGTCTTTCTTGACAAAAGTATTTATCTTGCTCGTAATATGATCTACTGCAACTTCAGGATCACAAGTACCACACATAAACACATCAATTGCAGCATAGTTTTTTTCAGGCCATGTATGAATTGAAATATGACTCTCGGCCAAGACAATTACACCAGTAATGCCATAACCCTCACCAAAATGATGAAAGTGATCGCTTAGAACTGTTGCACCTGATTTCTTGGCTCCATCGATTAGGATTTCTTTCCAAAAATCAATTGAGCCAAGAACTTCAGCCGATACATCATGTAGATCAGCAATAACATGCCGACCCATATATGATACACCGCTCATCTCTCATGCCTGTCTTTCAAGATAGTTTACTGTAATCTGACGAGGCTTGAAGAACTTGATGATCTCGTCGCGAACTACATCACGATCATATGGCTTGCAAGAAAATACATCAATGTAGGCATCGCCCGTGTCATTGCAGAAATGAGCACAGATATTGCTTGTTTCAATGAGCTGAACAAGAGTAAATCCTGCTTTGTTTCCCTCACCAAAATGAACAATCTGGGGTTCCCCAAAGGCTTTCATATCAATAGCATTCACAAGACTTTTGGCAAAATTATAGATATTATCATGACTCTTGATTGATTCAATATCACAAGCGCGGCAATCAAGCATGGTGTGATAACCCCAGTATTGTTCCATCAAAGTATCCTTTCTAGATAGAAAGTCACCGTGAACGATATTGCCCACGGTGACTGGTTAGTTGTTGAAATGAGTGTGATTATTTATTCAGAAATTATTCAGAAGCGAGAACTTTTTGTGTGCTGCCCAAGGAAATCTTTCTTGGCTTCTTGCTTTCTGGAATGATATTCTGTAGTTCAACTACAAGCATTCCATCAACAAGATCAGCACTATTTACTACTACCGTATCAGCGAGAGTAAATACACGGGTAAAATTACGAAGAGCAATGCCACGATGGTAATAAGTTTTACTTCCGTCCTCATCTTTCTTTGCGTTTCCCTGAATTGTTAGTTTGCTATCCTCAAGAGTGATATCAATCTCTTCTCTCTTGAATCCGGCAACTGCCAATTCAATTACATACCTATCTTCGCTGATCTTAGCGATGTTGTATGGAGGATAAGAGGTGAGTACCTTCTCGGGAATATTTAGTGCTTCATCCAGAGTAGATAGAAGCCTATCAAAACCAACAGTTGAAGGAAGCAGATTGCGACCGTATGCGAATGTCATGTTTAACTCCTTTTAAGCAAGTTGAAAACTACTAGCCCATTTGGCGCTAGTCTATATATTATATAGTATTCGCAGTAGGATTGTCAAGTACCTTTGTGCCTGTAGAACCGAATCCACCTTTACGATTTGTATTATCGCGTGTTGGTCTTGCTTTTACTTCTTCAAATGCTGCTCTATTGTTGCGTACCAATTCACCTTGACAAATTCTAGATAGATTTGGAATCACAATATTT